AAAAAAGGTACACAAGGCACGCAGATTTAACATTTCCCAACACACTTATAACACTTGTTAACACACTTTGGCACGCTTTTTGTCTGAGCCGCACCGTACCAACTTTAACACGCTTTAACTTTGTTAAACTTTCATAAAAATAATGTTTCACGTGGAACGTTGGCAAAGTGATTGTTTCACGTGGAACAAAGGGGCGATTTGTTAAAATGATTTAAATTAAACTTTTTACACTATTTAACAAAAATAATTTGGTGGTTTCGCAAAATTGTTGTATCTTTGCATCGTGATTAAGAAACAAAGTTGAACAATTAAAAATAAAAATTATGGTTACAATAAAATTTATCAACGTGAACGGTAAAGGTCAAATGACCGTTAAAGATTCTCAGAAAGAAAACGTTATCAACAGTTTGTTAGCAGTTGGTTACGGTATCCTCAGTATTGAAAAGTAAGTTTAACCGTCTGTAAGGTTCAACCCTTACAGGCTTAAAATAATTGATATATGGAACATTCATATTTTAGAATCACATTGAACCAAACCGACAAAGTTACGGTTTTTATGGTACGTTCTGACAAAGTAAGCGAGTTCTTTAATAACAAGATTGATTACTTACAGGGCGATTGTTCAATAACTATAAAGGGGCTTTTTCCAACGCACAAAGATTCTCGCAAATGGTTTATTGTTACACCAACAGAAAATAAATAAGTGATATGAAAAAGATTAAGTATTTTAAATTGTCTGAGTTCATCAACTCAGCAACCGCAAAACGTTTGGGCATTGATAACACACCAACGTTTGAAGTAGTTGACAACTTGAATCGTTTGGCTGATTATTTAGACGGCATTCGTACAAAGTTGGGTAAACCTATCGTAGTTAATAGTGGGTATCGTTGCCCGATGTTAAATAAAGCCGTTGGGGGCGTTGTTAACAGTCAACACCAAAAAGGTTTGGCTGCTGATTTGGTTTGTGCTGATATGGAATCTTTGGAAAAGGTTCTCAGAGAAACAGGCGGTTTTGACCAACTTATTAAAGAACACCGTAAGGGGTCTAAAAGTTTTTGGTTTCACGTTTCAGTTTGCAGCCGTAACGGCAAACCCCGTAACCAAATTATAATGAATTTGGAAAAGAAATAGTTATGGATAAAGCAATAGAAATTTTGTTGAAGTCAATTAAAGTTTCAACAGAATATTTGCAGTACATAGCAGAAAACACAACAGGAACAAACGGTATGTTATTAAATTCTGTTATTGATACACTAAAGGCGCAAACCTTAGTAATAAAAACTATTTCGTACAAACTTGATGAAGAAACGGCAAAGAAAAACCGTGCTTTGGATTTTATTTGTAGCAAAAATTTAGCTTACGAATTTACTAATAAAAAATAAAAAAACAGGCGGTAACAATTTACCGCCTGTTTTCTTTTATAGATAAACGCCCGTTTCCAACTGATTCACAATATCGTTGTACTCGTCAACTAACAAGTTTGCAGTGTTCAAATTCACGTTTTCAAACTGTGCAAACCCTGTAACGTCTTTAACTGTCACGTTTTCCTGTGTATTGTTAACAGGAACGTTTACGGTTAAATTTTCAGTAATCAACACGTAAGGTTCTAAACCGTACAAAATTTGTTCGTTCCATTGTTCACCGCCAACAACGTTTAAATCTGTGCCCAAACGGTAAATAACATCACGTGACAAAGAAAAACTTTCAATTTGGAACGTTATACCATCACACGACAACAACGCCACGGCATCACCTGTAATCACGTTAACTTTGATAGATAAATTAACCGTTTTACCGATGTAATTACTATCAATAGAAACAACGCCACGGCACGGGATAAACATTTGAATCTGTGCGTTATAGTCTTCATTATTACCGTTCGCCCCTGTTAGTTCAACGTTGCCGAAATCTAGTAACATAACATCACTATCGGGGTATTTAACCTTTATTCCTGTGTTGTAGTTACCACATTTCAAAACATCGTCACCACCAACGGGAACTGCTACAAATATTCTTTTGATACGGTTTACATATTCACCCAAATTCACCTCAGAATAAGTTGTGCCCGTGTCACTTTCGCCCGTTGGTTTAAAGAAACGTTTCTTTGAAAATTCGTCCAAATTATCCAACGTAACTACGTAAACGTTTATTGCACCGTAATTTTTAATCGTTGGCGGTTGCACTACATCGGCATTTGCATAAACTGTGAACTGTGACGCACCCGATGTTAAATTAATCGTTACCGTGCCCGTTTGTTTATCTTCTGAAATCGTGCCGTTACTTACAATACGGTCGCCCGAATCGTTTATGAAATTTGCCTGTATCTTTGTTAATTCTGCATTCGGGTTCGCTTTGAAATTAAACGTGTAACTTTGTCCCGTCTTTACCTTTATAGGTTTTTCGCCAACAATTTCACAATTTGTTAAACTGTAAACAACTTCGATAAAAACACCTAACAAATATTCACCGTTTATAATAACCGATTCTGTTGTGACAGGAACAATAATTGTTGCAGTTTGGTTTGTTACGGTCATTTCGTAAGTTTCGCCACCGTAAGTTATTGTAGGCGTGCCGTTAAACATTCCCTGTGCCGTTCCCTCAACTGTAACGGTATAATTTGTTTCACTTGCCACCGCTTTTGCAGTTGTGTTTGTGATATTGTTAGTTATTTGCAGTTCCTTTACACCCGAAATAAATTTACCTGTTATAGAAATTTTATCACCCTTAGAGCAATAAACCGTAAGCGTGCCAACGTTGCCCGAAACGTTAAACGGGTCTTTCACCCTATCACCGTCCCAATTTTGATAACTAGCTTTTAAATCGGTAAACGTACCGTCACCGTTACCCGTTACTGTTACAATAAAATGGTGCGAATCATCGCCCTGTTTGTCTGTTATTGTAACGTCACCTGTGAAACCTGTTTTATCATAAGTTAGTAAAGTTGTTGGCGTTGGCGGTGTTGGCGGTGTTGTTCCCTGTTCAAATTTACCTGTTATAGTGATTTTGTCACCCTTAGAGCAATAAACCGTAAGCGTGCCAACGTTGCCTGTAACTGTAAACGGTTTATGGGAAATATAGTTACCGTCCCAATCTTGATAAGTTACCGCTAAATCGGTAAACGTACCGTCACCGTTACCCGTTACTGTTACAATAAAATGGTGTGAATCATCGCCCTGTTTGTCTGTTATTGTAACGTCACCTGTGAAACCTGTTTTATCATAAGTTAGTAAAGTTGTTGGCGTTGGCGGTGTTGGCGGTGTTGTTCCCTGTTCAAATTTACCTGTTATAGTGATTTTGTCACCCTTAGAGCAATAAACCGTAAGCGTGCCAACGTTGCCTGTAACTGTAAACGGTTTATGGGAAATATAGTTACCGTCCCAATCTTGATAAGTTACCGCTAAATCGGTAAACGTACCGTCACCGTTACCCGTTACTGTTACAATAAAATGGTGTGAATCATCGCCCTGTTTGTCTGTTATTGTAACGTCACCTGTGAAACCTGTTTTATCATAAGTTAGTAAAGTTGTTGTTCCCTGTTCAAATTTACCTGTTATAGTGATTTTGTCACCCTTAGAGCAATAAACCGTAAGCGTGCCAACGTTGCCTGTAACTGTAAACGGTTTATGGGAAATATAGTTACCGTCCCAATCATGATAAGTTACCGCTAAATCGGTAAACGTACCGTCACCGTTGCCCGTTACCGTTATATCGAAATGGTGTGAATCCGTTCCCTGTTTGTCGGTTATTGTAACGTCACCCGTTAAACCCGATGTATCATAAGTTAATAAATTTGCCATAATTAAACGTTACCTTTAATAGTTACCATAATAATACTACCTGTTTCGTTCAACAACCCTTTATTCGGAAAATCTAGTTTTCTGATATTCGGGCGAACGTCCACAACGTTTGTACGGTTTGAAAGATATTTGTTACCGTTTTCACTTTTCGTTAACGTTGCAGTACTGTTTAAGATAATATCCTTATAAGTAAACAGAACGTCAACACGCAAACGAACGGTACAAATATCACCGTCTTGTTGTTTCTCAGAAACAAAATAATAACGGTTTAAACTTTCGATGTAAACGTAATTGAAAGTTACAGGTGTGCGAGTTCTGAAACGTACAACAGGCGTTAAAACGTTAAACGTTGCATTCAATACGCCCGTGTACTCTTCGTTTGCCTGTAAAGTCTTGTTTACTTCGTTTGGTTTGCCGTTGTAAACGAAAGTTTTAATTTTAATCATACCGATAAAAGTTAAAAAGGGTGTGCCCTGTGCTATCAACTACAGGAAACACACCCCAACAGTTAAACAACCAAATTAGGCGACAAAGAACACAACAAAGTTTTCGTTTGTGTCGTTGAAGTAACCAGCATCGAATTTGAAGTAATTGTTGAAAAATTCGGCTTTGGCGTTGTAGTTGGTTGTTACTCGCTTATCCAAATTTGTAACGCCTAAAGCGTCACGGTCAAACATTACACCCAATACGCCACCGATGGAAACTGTTGCACCGCTTGCCGATTTCACATCAATCTTTGAAACGTTGGCAAAAGCGTAATCTTTGCCCGTTGCTTGCCAACTTGCCACGGTTTCCGCCTGTGGTAACAAAACGTTCTCATTATGGAACGTGTCGGCATACAGGTAGGTTTTCGCTGCTGCTGCGAAATCTGACAACAGAACTGTGTGCAAAACGTCCTTTGGTGTGAAACGTTCCTTACCGCCAACGTTAAACAGGGTTGAAATTGTCTGCAATCTGTCTGCATACAAACCCATTATATATGCAGCAAAACGGATAAAGTCGGGTGTTGTTACTGCTACGTTTGCAGCCAAAGACGCACCCGTCTTTTCGTTGTAAAGTTTCAACAAGTTCACACATCGAACTGTTGACGAACTTGCATAGTCAACAGTTTCGTGTGTTGACGGTACGAAACCGAAAGCGGTCTTGTCTGCGTCCAAAGTTTCCGCAATCATATTGTTAATAGTACGCATAACAAGTGCATCGGTCTTGATAGTCATTGACTTCTCAACTGCTGAATAAATCATTGATAAAAAGCCGTTCAACTGTTCTGCGCTGCTGAAAGATTCCTTTACCTGTCTTTCTGTGATAGATACAGGAACTTCAAAAGTTACCTTTGAGTTGAAGAACTTAGCAGAAACCGTTGGCTTGTGGAAAACGTCCTGTTTGTAGTCTTTGCCGTCAGTAAGATTCCACGTATCATTCTCTTCTGCTTGTGGAACGTCCGCACTGATTTTCTCCAATACGCTACCAAATTCCCAGGCGTCCATAAGAACGGACGGAACTTTACCCGAATAAGGACGGTTTACGAAAACCACTTTGCCGATATGGTTTACAAGTGATTTAACGTAATTGTCAACGGCATTTTGATTAAAAATCTCATTGCCCAAATCTACAATACCTGTCAAATCTTCGTTGACAATATCGGTTTTGCCCAATACTTCACCCGATACGGTGTTAACTAAACTATAAATCTGTTTTACTTCCATTTTTATAAAAATTAAGTATTAATAAATATCTATTGTTAACTCTTTTGCAAGTTCTGTTATTACTTGCGTTTTGAAATTAGTTTTGCGCAAACTCATTTCTTTTTGAATAATTTCACTAGTAGTGACGCTAGACGGAACACCGTTTTTAACAACTGTTTTCGTGCCCGTTTCTTGTCGGTTTCCTGTGGAATCTCTTTGCTGCTTTGTGTCATTGCCAAAATCTCCATCATTAAAAGTTACACTTGAATCAATGGTGTTATTATTGCCTGTTTCGTCAACGGTGTTATTTGTTGTTTCCGTTGTCTTTGACGTTACAGGGTTCAACACGTCGTATTCGTTATTAAACACTTGAATCTGTTTTTGCCATTCATCAAACTTCACCGTGATAATGCTTTTAACAATATCGGTTGCAGTTTCGTTTGTGACTGCATCAACTAGAGTTCTGTTTCCATATTTGAAACGTAAATCAATATCAATTAATTTCGGGTCATCGTCCCCAAAAATTGATTTGTACAAAGCAGGAAACAGGGGCGCAAAGATTTTTTCAAACAAACCATTTTCACCCGTGAAAAGTTCGTTAATTTTCATCTTCTTTTTCTTTTTCTTCTGTTTCTTCTGTTTCTTCATTTTCTTCTGTTTCTGTTTCCGTTTCTTCTGTTTCTTGCGTTTCTTCTGTTTCTGTTTCTGTTTCTTCTGTTTCTTGCGTTTCTTCTGTTTCGTTCTTGTTTACGGGGTCAACGTCTTCCGTTTCGGAATGGTCGTGCCCGTCTTCCGTTGCTTTGAGTAACGACAAATAGTTTTCGTGCTCAATCTTCCAACTTGAACCCAACGTTACCGTAATATCCGTACCGAACATTTCGTTAACACGTTTCACACCCTCAACTCTTTCTGTTAACATTGAATCAACGAAAGGCATTAAAGCATCTATATTCATTGAAACTTCTTGCGTGTTCAAACGTTCCCGTTTCATATTATAGTTTGCGTTCAAACCTAGGTCGTTGAACATTGATGCTTTGTAATACTGCAAAAGTTCAATTAATTGTCCTATTTGCTGATTACTTTGTGACGGTGGGGTCTGCATATTTACACCTTTGAAAAAGGCATTTTCCCCGATTACTGAGAAATCACCGTTTAAAATCTTCTGTAAGAATGATTCGGCACTTTGTTTTGTCTTATCATCACTAGCAGAAATAAGCATCATTATTCGGGTTAAAATACTTGTCATATTTAAAGTAATTGTGGCATCGGTATATAAAACCCCATATTTGCCAATTATCGGCAAAAGTGAATCTGCAAACGGTGTGTTGTTGATAACAACAATATCCTTATTAATTTTGAACGTTTTGTTTAAGTTCAACCACGGGTTTGCAACAACATAATCTTTGCCGTGATAATAGGCATCACACTCGCCCCCACGTGTTCCCTGTAACGCATACAGTTCCCCGTTAACTTCTGCTATTCCAACGTTACCCGATGTTTGCAGAATCTTTTCAAGTTCAACGGGCGGCATCGTTTCGGGTGTGCCCGTGTATTCAAACATCTTTGAAGTCATACAAAGAACTCGTTGCATAAACGTAAATAATGCTGAATCTTTGTTTTTAACTTCTGTTTGATACCTGTTATATAAGTTTTCTTTCTCCATTATTTAACAAGTGTTTTAATTAATGTACAAAGTTCTGTTAACACTTTCGTGTTACTTTGTACGGTTTCATTCAACTTGTCAGTTTCGTTTTGGTGGCGTTCATTCTGTTTCTCCATATAGAAGAAAAGTGCAATGCACACCGAAACAGGAAAACCAACGTTACTAATTAACGATACAATTCCGTTTACATCCATATAGCAAATTTTAACTTTGTTATTTAATGATGCAAAGATAACAATATTATTTGATATTACCAAATAAAACGGGGGGAAAGTGTTCCACGTGAAACATTTTTAACCCCCGTTAACAGTCATTAAGTAATAATGTTACTTCTTGCGCTTGCCATTAAGTAATTACGAACGATTTCGCCTATCTCGTTATTTTGATAAAATACCTTATCGGTTGCGAAATACTTCGTTATCTGAGATTCCATAAACGTTGCGTTGCTCAACAACTTTCGTTTGTAGTTCGGTTTGCCGTTCATTTGCAACGAATAAATCAAACTGTTGTCCGTGTCCTTTATCGGGGTTGTTTTGTTGTGAATGTAAATGAAGTTATTCACCCCTGTTTCTTCGTCTTCCAACTGAATAACGTTGCCCTGTAAGGTCATTTCGTTAAACTGAATATAGAAGACAAACAACACGTCATTCGGTTTGTATTTTACAGGTAGATGGGGATATGCAGCAAGTTCCCATTTACCGCCTGTAATCATTTGCAGATTTTCATTGTCGAAACAGAAATATTTGTTACTCGCTTTGTGTTTAACAATCGTGCTACAATATTCAACTGCAACCGTTGCCCCGTGTTCACCGAATTTATAAATATCTATTGTGCCCTGTTCCATCGCACGAGCTTGTTTCAATCCCATTTCTGAGAAATACGGGCAAAACTGATTCACGGTGTTTCCCAACATAAAAACTTTAACATCATTTCTCTGTCGAATAATCGTGCTTAACAGGTTCATATATAACATAAATTCATCGGGTAAATAATAACGTCTTGTTAGGAACTCGTCAAATACCACGGTTGTTATATTCGGGTAACTGCTAGACTTTTCGTGTTCCTGTTCTGATAAACAGAAACCGAAACAAAACGGGGTGTTGTCGGGTACACGTTTCTTTGTTTCGGCATCATAAGACGAAAGAAACCATTTACCCGAAATGTAAAACACTTCGTTAAACTTACCGCCTGTTAATTCTTGAATCACACCGTTTGCAACGTGATTCGCAAACAAACTTTCGGCACGTTTACCCCTTAAATCTTCACGCCATCTACGAATATACGCCATTTGTTTACCTGTGCGCAAATATTCTTTAATTCCATACAGTAACGTTGCATAAGTCTTACCGTTGGAACGTTCACCGAAAATCACGTTGTAATCGGCATTTTTTGATAAAATGCGATTCAACGTGTAAAATTTCTGTGTTTCAACCTTTTCTTTCTTCTGTTTCATAATTATTCTTTCTTTAGTCTGATTCCCATTAAATAATTAATATAAAGAACTGAAAGACTTAAAGTGTACCCTGTCGGTTCTAGGTGAACACCTGTTAACGTGTCGTAACTTGAAACCGTACCTTTGTAATCTTTTATAGTTCCCGTTTGCTCATAATCTATATACGTGTGAATATTCTTACCTGTTGCCGATGGTGGAATATCTAGATAATTTGTGAATGCGTCAAAGATTCCACTTTCACCAAACGTTTCTAACATATACGGGATAGCAGATTTTTTGTTAACGCCCGAAACCGTCATACTGTAATCGTAATCTTTGCCGTTTACTGTAAGGGCGTTTTCTTCTTCCACCATATAACGTTTAGCGCCTAAAGTTTTGAAACGGGTGTAACGCCCCTCGTAATCCCAAACCCCCAACGGTTTTGCGATTCCCTTTATCGTGACGGGTTCAACCTTTTCAAAGGGTATTTTATGATGCCTACAGGCTGCACGCAATTTCTGTTGCGCTAAATCGTTGTAGGCTTTGAAATATTCTTTGTGGGCATCCCCATTCATAATTTTAACGGAATCGGTATCACTATATATGTAATCGTCACCGCATTCCGAAATACCTGTAAATAGATTCCTACGGGCATAAGCGGTAACGTAAATACCCCACGGGTAAAACAAAAAGCGGTTTTTACTATCATTGTATTTATTAAGCATTTCTAGTTGTTTTTCGCCCTTAAGGTGTTCAATATCCCACGTTTCGCCATCGCACAAAATTTCATCACGCAACGGATTTGTAACGCACATACCGTAACAACTATTTAGCATTTCCTTGCTATTCAAATACTCCACTTCTTTACCCTTTACACCCTTTAGTTTTGTTTTCATTTCATACAGGTGCAAAATAGATTCTACAAATTCAGTCGGCAAATATTCTTTTCTGTAACAAATCATTCTTCCGATTCTTATTTGTTCCCACGTGTAAAACTGTGAAAACACTTTGTAATCTATTTCGGTTATTGTCATACAGATTTTCTTTGCACAAACTAAACGCCCGTTGTTTTCGGAAACGTTTTCTTTCACGAAACATTTACTAACTGAGATAGGATTCTCGTTTTCTGATTTCGCAAAAATGTTTGTAATTTCTACATCAAACACGCAACAAAATTTGCTAGTCATAAACTCAAATTGTTTCATTGACTTTATAGGAACAACAACGCCCGTACTCATCGGAAACTTTTCCGAAACCATCACATAAGGGTAACTGCTAGTAAAATCGTAACTGTCAACGTTTTCAATTACTTCATCGGTATATTTTGCGTTTGCGTGCGTAAAACCGCCCGAAAACGCCCGTTGCAACATCGCAAATTCTTCCATACCCGTTATATTTAAAGAATGAATCTTATCAATATATTTAAAGTTTGGAATCGTTTTGCCTGTTTCGTCAGTTGTTTTAAAGCATACCGAACGGCAATATTTACGTACAAACCCCGTCTTTGTAATCGGTAAACGGGTTATTCCTTTGTATTGTTCGATAAGTTCCTGTATATAGCACATCACCACTTTTATATCGTTCAAGCAATAACCAATTTCTTTTTGTGTCAACGGTGTTTTACTGTGACGCAACAGGGAATAATCTAAATCGCCAACTAACTTTTCACATTTGTATTTGTGAAGTTGTTCACCCAATTTTGCCAACGAATAACCCGAAAGTAAGTAACTACAACGGAACTCCAAACCCGTTTTTGTTACACCATAAATCGGTTTTCTAAGGTCTATAGAGAAAACCTTTTCCCAATCTAGCATTTCACGGAAAAATTGGAACTCATAAGCCAAATTGTGAACGTATATAATAATGCGTTTCTTTGGGCAAAGTTTCAATATATCCACTATTTCGGACAACATTTGCAAAAATTCATCCCACGTTCTACCGATTATGCAAAAACCGTTTATTCCAAATTGCCAAACATACATTAAAGAACATTTTTCCATTTTGGTTTGTTTACCACCTAATTTCATATAACGTTCATAACTGTATGTTTCCCCGTCTTCATCCCTGTAAAATGAAGTCGTTTCAATGTCGAAAGATACAGGCACATTTAAGAACTTTTCGCCCTTATTGTTGCCTGTAAAATTCTTTTCATTCACCGCCAACGATAAAACCTTTGCAATATCTTTAGGCGTGTAAATTTCGTTATGTAGTTCAAAGGGTATTTTCTTCATTATAAACCGAATTTTTCAAACTCTGATAGAATCTTTTTTAACGGTGCATCATCGTTAAAATGGTCTAAACCATTCACAAACGCCTCAGAAGTTGGCGAACTTGCGATTTGTTCCATTGCATCGTCTAAAGCGTTTTCAATTTTAATTGCATCGTCTTCGATTTGGTCGGACACGTCACGGGATTCTTGTTCAAATTCCCCCGTAAAATCTTTATATCGCATTAAGTATTGTTCCAAAAATCGTTCATCGGAAACACTTGCAATTTTCCCCATCAATTTATCTTGCATCAATATAAATTCTTCATCATTTAAGTCGTAAGATTTCTTTAAATGGATTGAATATTCACGTGTACCTGTTGCCGTTGATGTAGGTTGTTGCAAAAACGAAACCGCTTTGGAATATTCAATTTTTAAATCATTCCAATCTAGTTTCATTGAAAACTTTGTAAAACCTTTAATGTTACCTTTATTTAACGCAACAACTGCGGGTGAAACAAGCCCCGTTTTTTCTACGTTTTGAATGCGCCTGTTTGCCTGTTGAAACACACGGGCGATTTCTCTACGCAAATAGCCACGGGATTCTATTGCATCCAAAATTCGCTTATCAACGTGCACTTTGCCCGTTGCTGCAAACGTTCTCTTTGAAAACCCTATCGGGTTCAACTTTGCCATAATATCAACACTTTTAAATGAAACAAAAAACGGGGGCAACAATAACTTAAATTACTGTTTACCCCCGTGCCGTTATCCACCCTTTTACCCTACAAACTACTTATCTACAAAGGTAATGCCGTAACACTTTTTAGCGTGCGATTCATATTCATAAATCGTGTAACCAACTTTATTCGCTTTGATGGCATCCACCGCATCGGGGGTCGCCAAAATTTCACGAATCGTGTCAGCTGTGAACTGTGGTAAGTTCACTAAACGCTTGTTTTCTACGTCAATGATTACAGGTGAATCGCCCAACTGTGATTTGTGAACGTACAAACCATTGATAGGGTGTACCACATCACCGCCACCGTCTTTCTCATCGTTGAAAATGTCGGTCAACTTCACAAATGGAAAATCGGTTGTGTCGATTCCAAAACTAGTCTTATTGAAAGTACTAGAAAAACTAAAACCTTTAGCCATAACTTTAAACTTTTAAAACGTTAAACTTCTGTTGTGTAACGGGGTGTTACTTTACTTCATTCACCCCGTTTGCTGCTGCGAACTCGTTCAACCACTTCTTAAAGCGGTTCAACTTAATAACCGCCTTATCATCTTTAGCGACCTCGTTTGAAGTCATTAAAGCGTTAACACTAGTGATACAGTTAAAAACAGTCTCATTAAAATTCTCATTCATAATTACCTAATTTAATTTGTTAAACTTATATTGTTTCTTAAACACGGTGCAAAGATACGACGTTTTTGCGAAACCACCAAATTATTTTCGTTAAAAAGTATTAAAGAAATAAATTAACTGTTGTTAACACTTATAATCGCCATCGCCCCTTTGTTCCACGTGAAACAATCACTTTGCCAACGTTCCACGTGAAACATTATTTTTATGAAAGTTTAACAAAGTTAAAGCGTGTTAAAGTTGGTACGGTGCGGCTCAGACAAAAAGCGTGCCAAAGTGTGTTAACAAGTGTTATAAGTGTGTTGGGAAATGTTAAATCTGCGTGCCTTGTGTACCTTTTTT